TTAGATTAGATGACTCATCTACATCATTAACAAACTGGGCCACAGACGCAGGCGGTTCTGGTACTGATTCAGAAGATGGATTAGTAACTACAGATCCATATGTGGGTGTGTTTTATCCACCAGCAAGAACTAACGACTTGTCAGGTAATACTGTAGTTGTTCCACCATCACATGCAATACTAAGAACAATGATTAAAAATGATGATGTTGGATTTCCATGGTTAGCACCAGCAGGTAACAGACGTGGTGCATTGGACAATGTATCAGCACTGGGTTATGTGGTTGCAACCACAGGTGATTTTGAACAGATTGCAAACAGAGAAGCAAGTAGAGATACACTGTATCAAAACAATATCAATCCATTGACATTCGTTCCAGGCACAGGTTTAGTAAACTATGGTAACAAGACTGTGGCAGGTGCGGCTTCGGCCTTAGACAGAATCAATGTTGCAAGATTGGTTGCATACTTACGTGATAAACTTGAAGAAGTTGGTAAAACATATATGTTTGAACCAAATGACAAGATCACAAGAGATGAGATCAAAGGTGCAGTAGAGCAATTATTAAATGACGTGACTGCAAAACGTGGTATTTACGATTATCTAGTAGTGTGTGACGAAACCAACAACACAGCCGCTAGAATAGATAGAAACGAACTATACATTGACGTTGCTATTGAACCAACTAAAGCAGTTGAATTCATTTATATTCCTGTAAGAATTAAAAACACAGGTGATATTGCGGCCGGCAATCTATAAAATAATCAAACCATAATATACGTATAAAAAGGCACTTCGGTGCCTTTTTTCGTGAGTACCGCCTGATAAATATATAAGTAAAACAAATACACAAGGAGTATTATAACATGGCAGTTTCAAGTTTAACAAGAATGTCTGTTCCATTAGCGAGTGACCAAAGTGCATCAGCACAAGGTCTGTTAATGCCCAAATTAAAATATCGTTTTAGAGCGATATTTGAAAACTTAGGTGTTTCAACTCCAAGAACAGAATTAACAAAACAAATTATGGATTTCACAAGACCTTCAGTGAGTTTTGATGACATCACAATTGACATTTACAATTCCAAAGTCAGAATGGCTGGTAAGCACACATGGGATGATGTGACAGTGAACTTCAGAGACGATGCAGGCGGAAACGTTGCAAAGTTAATGGGTGAGCAATTACAAAAGCAATTTGACTTCATGGAGCAATCATCTGCTTCATCAGGTATTGATTATAAATTTATCACACGTTGTGAAATGTTAGATGGTGGTAATGGAGCCAACGAACCCACAGTATTAGAAACTTGGGAATTATATGGTTGTTACATCACTACGGTAAACTACAACGATGTGACATACGCAACATCTGAACCAGCAACAGTGACAGCAACAATCAGATATGACAATGCTGTACAGACACCACTTGGTACAGGTCTTGGTGCTGAAGTAGGTAGAACACTAGGAACAGTAATCACAGGTTAATACCATGGCAGGAATTTTTGGGGACGTTTTAAAAGGGTTCCTAGGAAGTGATTATCTTAAAGATTATCGTCATGCCAACAAGACATTTACGTCTGCCGGTTATGCCAACTCTCCTAGACTCAAATATCTTTTTCATGTGTTTTTCAATGTTAATACGACTGAAATACCAGGATTGAATACATTATTTGGGGCCAGAGACTTATCAAAAGTTTCAGTGTTGACTAAATCAGTAGAACTGCCAAAGTACTCCTTTGATGTTGAAGTACTGAATCAGTATAACCGCAAACGTAATGTACAACAAAAAATTAACTATGAACCAATTGTGATTGACTTTCACGATGACAATGCAGACGTCACAAGATCATTATGGTATTCATATTATGATTACTATTATTCAGATCCATCACAACCTTATACCAACAATCAGGCATTAAGAAATACCACCAACAGAACACCATTGGAACTGTTTAATTTAAGAAACACATATGGTCCACAACAACAACAAAACAACACACGTGGTAATCAAGGTAATCAAACAACTAGAGACATATATGCTCCTGATTCAGAAAAAATAGGCAACGATTGGGGATACTCGGCAGAATCTGCTCAAGGACCTATAGGCACTGCAATGCAAAAGCCTTTGTTTTTTAGAGACATCACTATATATGGTTTCAATCAAAAATCATTTGTGTCATACACATTGATCAATCCTATGATTGTTGACTTCCAACATGATAGATATGATTACTCAGAAGGTGCTGGTATCATGGGCAACTCCATGACTCTCAGATATGAATCAGTCAAGTATGGGCAAGGTGCTATTGGATCAGATGGCGTTCCAGGATTTGCTTCACCAGAACATTATGATAAGCAACCATCATCATTATCAAGACCAGGTTCAAACAATTCAATGCTAGGACAAGGTGGATTATTAGATGCAGGTGTAGGTGTGTTCGAAGATTTATCACAAGGTAATATTCTTGGAGCCGCAACCAAGGCAGGCAGAGTGTTTATGAACAAAGATAATATTTCATTAAAAGGTATCAAAGAAGAAGTACTCAATGAAACCAGAAGAGCCATAGCCTCTGGTACGGCTTTGAATGCTGTGAACAAACTTGGTACATTCATTCCTACTAGAAAATCAATAAATCAGGTAAGAACAATATCCAACACCAATCAACCTGTGATTGAAACAGGTAGTGTTAAAAACAATCGAAGTTTAATTATAAACAAATCTGATGTTGATACTTCAAAAGAAAATCTGAATGCCACACAAAGTAATGTTCCTGTTGGATTAAGATTTAATCGTTTTGTGAATACAGATGAATAGGAAAAATCAATGAGCACTATTAACGTAACAAAATCCAGCACAGATTCTACTATAACTATATTTGATAATTATTATCAAAGAGAAATTAAAATCAATGCCGCAGAGTATGATCAAGTCAATGCATATTTTAAATCTCAATTTGATAGTGATCCTATTGCCAATGATTTCACTGCCGTGATATTTGAAATTGCTCAAGGATATGCACAATCTCCATTGGAACTATTGGAATCAATCAAAGGCACTGCAGGTGTTGAGTTGTCTGCTACATTGGCATACTATTTAAATGGACTACGATCCAAAGCCACACTGTTAGGAGTGAGTGCTATACAACGACCCAACGTTTACGCCGCCAGAAACATATTGGTGTAACTGATGCGTAGAAGATTCCGTCAAGGCAAATTCACAGTGAGGAATCCAGCCAAATATGTGGGCAATCATGCTCCTATGTTTAGATCCTCTTGGGAACAAGCATTTATGATGTTTTGTGACACACATCAATCAGTGGTCAAATGGGCATCAGAATGTGTGAAGATACCTTATATCAATCCACTCACCGGTAAACGTTCTAACTATGTGCCTGACTTTTTAGTGCAGTACCAAGACAAAAGGGGTAAATTAATAACAGAACTGGTGGAAATTAAACCCAAGAACCAATCCATTGTGGAATCCAAAAACCAAAACAGAAAGTTAGCGGCCACAGTGGCAGTCAATCATGCCAAATGGCAACAAGCACAACGTTGGTGCAAACAAAATGGATTGAAGTTTAGAGTGGTCACAGAAGAAGATATATTTAGATCAGGTGCAAGATGACAAAGAAACTAGAAGAAATATTTGACTTAGAGCCTAAACAGTCTGAAGATACAAAGATAGATGTGTCTGAACCATTACCAGTGAAAGCAGACATACCTACAGAAACATTATCCAACATAGAAAAAATTGAAAACGCATTGCCCAGAGTCAAAGGACTAGAAGCAGGTGATGGAGAGATGGACGAACTGGCAGAAATTGCACAAAAGTCATACAAGGATTTAATGGACTTGGGCATGAATGTAGACAGTCGTTTTTCAGCAGAAATATTTTCAGTGGCATCAAACTTATTGAATCATGCTATATCAGCCAAGACTGCCAAAATTAACAAAAAGTTAAAAATGGTAGACTTACAACTCAAACAAGCACAATTAGAACAAAAGCAACGTGCATTAGCAGTAAAGCAAGGTGAAGATGTACAACAGGGCGAAGGTGTTGTTATGGACCGCAACGAACTACTACAAGAACTGTTGAAAAAAGAACCACCAAAAGAATAATAGTTGCATAAATACTGCATAGGGGAATTATACTATGAAAACATTTAAACAGTACTTAACAGAGTCAGAGCAAACATATTCCTACAAGATTAAAATTGCAGGTGGTTGCGATGCTGACAAACTCAAAGAAATTGAGAACGCCATGGGCAAATATGATATCATATCAATGTCCGATCCAAAAACAACACCAGTCATGGAAGATCCACTAGACTTTCCAGGAATCAAAAACATAGAAGTATGTATATTTGAAGTTGAACTAAACTATCCTGCCAGTCAAGTTGAACTAGTGCAGATGATTGAAATGATCAGCAGACAACCTGCTAAACACATCAAAGTAACATCACCAGCATTTGCTAAATCATATGAGGACAATGAAGGTGCAGAACCAGAAGAAGGTCCATTGTTGGAAAAAGATTATCCAGGCGAAACAGCGGAGCAAA